GAATGACAAGCATACGGAATAAGCAAATTATGTATTATGCCTTACCAAGAGCAGAACAAGAAATCTACAAGCGTGACGAAAATAACCATATTGTTACTTTCACGGACGCAGACGGAACTGTTTATGCAGAGGGTACAGGCGAATATGAACAGACCTACTATACAGAGGTCGAGTTCAAAGCAAATATCAACGGAAAATTATCAGAGGTAACGCTACAAGCGTTTGGTATTGATAACTCTGCTAACTACTGTGAACTTATCACAGGCAAGGTTAGGATTTCAGGAGAGCCTTTGTTCCCACTCACAATCGGCACAGTTATTTGGAGAGCTAGTGAGGTAACCTACACAACTGTTTGGGACGAAAGCACACAACAAGAAATCACTTTGCCTGATGGAAGTGGTGCAGATTATGTGGTAAGAGGAGTTGTACCAGAGTCTTTGAATGAGGTTCGGTATTTGCTCAAGAGATTAAAAGTAGCCGAGGAGTGATAACACATGAAGAAATTTAAGTGTGATTTATCTATGGCTAGTATAAATGCCGTTGTAAATGATCTAGTCAGTTACAACAACAGTTTACCTGGCAAGTGCAGACAATTCGTTGACCTTTTAACTGATGTTGGTATCAAAGTTGCCTATCAGAATGTGGGACAATACCGAAGTTATCTGATGTTTAGTAAGACCATTACGCAAGAGAGTACAGGTTGTACGGCTATTCTAATCGGTCAGAATGTCAGTAGATTTATTTCCGAATGGCTTGTAGTGAATGAGCAAGGACAAGAGGAGATAAAGAGAGCCGAAGTAAGTCCTATTCTTATGGCAGAGTTTGGTTCAGGTTATCGGTCACAAAACGCACACAACTCAACGAATTGGCAAGGCACATTCCCAGGTCAGACCCATGCTTTTGAGGGGTCGTGGTCTTGGAAAGACTTAAATGGAATATGGCATTATTCCACAGGAGAGTCCCCAACCATGCCTATCTACAAAGCACACATGAGTATGTATTCTGACATAAGGCGAATTGCACGGCAAGTATTCGGAGGTTAAAGACAATGGAAAATGAATGGGTCTATGACTTGGAAAGTAAAATTTATTCCATTGTCAAGACAAAAGCAAACGCTATGGAAGTAAGCGAGGGAGTTTCCCTTATTCAGAAATTTCCTACCCTGAAATGGACAACAACAGACAGTTCCTCTTCCTCTGCTAATTTCCCATGCGTTTACCTACATGAACTTGGTGGCACGGAAGTGGGGCAAGACCTAGTAAACAAAACTATCAATGGAGTAATGGAAAACATTGAGGTTACTGTTTACACGGCTACCACACAAGCAGACGCAAGGCTTATCATGGCTTGTGTTATTGAAGTCTTAAAGAGCTTGAGATTTTCAGTAAGTCCTATGCCAGAGTTCGAGAACTTATCCACAACTTATCGGTGCATTTGTCGTGCTAGGCGAATGGTCGGTAGTGGAGATACATTTTAATTTTATGAAAACAGGAGGACGATAAACATGGCTTTAGCAGGTTTGAGTACCCTTGGGGTACAGGTTGGCTACTGTGTTGAGACAACAAGTGGCACAAGACCTACACAATCTTATACAGAGTTGACAAGAATTAACTCTATCGGAGACATTTCCATTGACCTTGAGCAGATTGACGCTTCTGCTATGGTAGATGAAATTACCAAGAATGTAGCAGGAAGAGGTTCAGTTAGTGATTGGTCTATCACAGTAAATGTTACACCTGACACTCTTACAGAGTGGGAGACATTGATTACTGCTGCTAGTGCAGACGCAACCAAGAGAACATGGTTTGAGATTACCCACCCTAGTCTTTCAGACGCATACTTTGTATGTGCAGAGTTGCCAAGCAAATTGCCTATCAACGGTTTGGAGCAGAACTCTCTTATGACAATGGAGATTCCATTGACTATCAATGAGGTTCACGGCTATGACGACAAGGTGGCATTTTAATTAGTTATTAGTTTTATTTGTTTTATATAGTGATGAAACGGGGCAGATTTCGGTCTGCCCCTTTCCCTATATATTAGGGGTCACTAGGGAAAGGAAAAGGTAACAGTATGACAGAATTGAAAATAGGCAAAAAGACCTATAAAATCGAATTTGGATATAACTCTTTTTGCGACACAGACCTTATGGAGAGAACGAGTGAATTGATTTCCTTGTTTGATGAAGAGAATGTAACATCTGATAAAGATGTGGCAGGTCTCAAGAAGATTAAAGATTTGTTTGTTTGCGTAAGAGAGTTGCTATATGTTGGTTTCAAGAAACACAATGCCGTTATGAATGTGCAAGAGGTTGGCGATTTGCTAGATCAGTACAAGAAAGAGGAAAAGGACGGAGAAAAACACGGACTTTTTGATTTGTTTGCACAGTTATCAGAGGAGTTGTTGTCAGAGGGTTTTTTGGCAGACATTCTGGAGACGGCAGGAGAGACGGCAGAGACGGAAGTAGTGAAGTAGACACTAGGTCTTATAGTGATTACATCTATGAGGAGATAGTTCCTTACTTTATCTCTATTGGCTATGGTCTGAAAGCCGAGGATATTCTTGAGGCGAACCCAAAAAAACTTGAGCCTTATAGCAAGGCACACATCATGGAAGAAAAGAGGAAAGATAGGCATAATTGGGAACTAGGAATGTATATCCAAAGTGCAATTGCCTCTTCCATGACAGAAAAAAATAAGTACATAGAAAAACCTATGTATGAAGATTTTGAAGTTGAAGAAGAACTGACCGAGGACGAAAAGGAAGTAAGAGTGAGAGCATTTTTCTCACACATTGAGAGCCTAGGTAACGAGTTCAATGAAAGCAAGGGGAAATCTGAATAGGTTTCCCCATTTTTTTATGCAAAAAAGTGAGGTGCATATATGGCAAACACAATAGATAACCTATCTATAGGTATTAGTGTTGACGCTACAAGTGCCACAAAGAGTATTAACGCTTTAGCAAAGTCCTTGAGGACGCTTGGTACAGTATCGAATACACGAATAACACCTCAACTAGATAAGATTGGCAAGTCTATGGTAAACATAGCGAATGGAAGTAATGCAATTAAAACTGCTTCTTTCACTAGATTTATCAAGAATGTCAATCGCTTGTCTAGTGTTAAGTCGGTCAATACGACTAACCTAATGCAGATTGGTAGTGCGATTTCTAGCGTATCTAATTCACTAGCAAATGCCAGTAGCCTACCTAGTGGAGTAAACGGATTTATCAATGCCTTGGCTAGACTGTCCAATGCCGGGACAAAGGCTTCATCTGTAGCCGTTGCCCTACCTATCCTTGGAAGCCGTCTATCTTCCGTTATAACGGCTTTTAGAGGGGTAAGTGGTATTGATAGTAGCGTGATTAGATTTACCTCTGCATTGGGGCAATTAGCGAGTGCAGGAACGAAAACACAGACCACGGTTAAGCACCTCTCTAACCTTGGTACGGCAATTAAAAAGGTTATGACCGACCTACAATCTGCACCAAGTGTTAGCGAGAACACTATTCGCTTTACTTCTGCTTTAGGTCAGTTAGCAAGTGCAGGAAGCAGGGCAGGGTCAAGTGTCAATTCCATGCTTGGAAACATGAGTAATCTCACACGCTCCACAAGTAATGGTTTTGGCACATTGATTAGCAAGATTAAGCAATACATACCATTTGCAAATAAAGGTTCAAAAGCGACCAAGGGATTTGCTAGTTCTATTGGTATGTTCTATGCAAAATTCTTTTTGCTACTCCGTATGATTCAAGGCATGGGTAAGGCAATTGGTTCTGCACAAGATTACATTGAGGAGTTCAACTACTTCAATGTGGCTCTGACTAAAGTAGGTCGTGACTCTAAAGACCAATGGAGAGAGAACGGCTACGATAGTGCAGAGGAGTACGCACAGAGCTTTAAGACAAGGTTCAAGAAGTTACAAAAGCAAATGACAGGCTATGATGTGAACACAGACACAGGAGAATTGACCTCTGGCTTGAGACACAACCTTGGTTTGAACATTACAGACACCATGCGTTATCAAGGTGCGATTTCACAGATTACCAACTCGGCAGGTATGCTAGGAGAGGTATCTATCAATTCGGCTAAAGCCTTGAGTATGCTTTCCTCTGATTGGAGTTCCTTATCGAACCAAGACCTAACATCTGTTCAGAGTAACTTGCAATCTGCCCTTGTAGGACAATCAAGAGCCGTATACAAGTATGGTATTGATATTACACAGGCAGGTCTACAACAGACGGCTTATAACAACGGAATTAAAGCCTCTGTATCGAATATGAGCCAACAGGCGAAAATGCAGTTGCGTGTGCTTACCATGTTAAATCAGAGTAAGGTTGCCTGGGGCGATTTAGGTCGAACCATAAACCAACCTGCTAACCAATTGCGTATGCTTGAGCAGAATTGGAAACAGTTGTGCATGATGGTTGGTAACTTGTTTATCCCTCTTGTGCAGAAGTTATATCCATACATGAACGCTTTAGTAATGGTTGTTAAAGAATTCGTACAATGGATTGCAAAAGCCTTTAATCTGTCTATTAAAGACACGGCAGTTACGCTCCCTGATTATGAGGACGCAACAGAGGGCATGGACGATTACGCTAATGCAACAGACAGTGCTAGTAAGAGTGCGAAGAAGTTGTCTGATAATATTCAAGGTTTTGATGTATTGAATAAGTTAGACGATAACTCCGACAATTCCACTTCCACAAGCACACCAGACGCTTTAGAGGACATTGACCTTTCAGACGCTATAGCAAAAGCACTAGCGAATTATGAAAAGGTTTGGAATGACGCTTTTAAGAGCAACCAAAACAAAGCCGTGCAGTTTGCGAAGAAGATTAAAAAGGCTCTGCTTGATGGTTGGCGAAAAGGTGGCGATTACAAAGACCTTGGTGTAGCTTTCGCAAGATACATTACAAGGGGTCTAAAAGCCGTTCCTTGGACTTCTATCAAGTCAGTGACAGGTAGACTAGGCTCGTCACTTGCAAGTTTCTTAAACGGCACGATAGAGGGTACTGATTGGAGTACACTTGGCGAGACTATGGCAGAGGGTATCAACTCTGTTATTGAATTTGGTTATGTAGCCGTATCGAAGTTTAACTTTAAGAAGTTCGGTACATCACTTGCGACAGGACTTGACAGTTTTATTCGCAAGATAGATATAAACAAACTTGGCACAACCCTTGGTAAGAGAGTAAGAGGAATTATTGACCTAGGATTTTCCTTTATCCAAACACTAAATCTCAAAGACACATTCTCTACTCTTGGTAAGAAAATTGCAAGTGGTATCAATGCTTGGATTTATCAGATGAACATGGTAGATGAATCGGGCATGAGTGGTTGGGGTAAATTAGCAAGTGGTATTTCTGATGGTATTGCAGGAATAGCGACCACAATCTCAACGGCACTTGACAAGGTAAATTGGGGCGAAGTTGGACAAGCAATATCTGATTTCTTAACCAACATTAAGTGGGGCAAAATCCTTGTTAGTGTTGGCAAGGCTATTGTTAGTGCCTTAATGGCGATTATCAGGACTACAGTTCTTTCATTCAAGAATGACCCTATTGGTGTTGGTAAATCCTTGGTGATCATTTTCGGCTCTATCTTTGCCTACAAGAAATTAAAGGGTGCTTTAGTGGTATTCAAGACCCTGTTTAGTTCTCTACTTAAAAACGGATTAGCCGGGGTTAATTTTAGCAAACTAACATCTAGTTTCTCCTCGTCTTTGTCTGATATGGCAACAAGTATTTCTGGCAACCCTAAAATGAAAAAAGCATTTTCAGGTCTAGGCAAGGCTATCGGAACATGGATTGCAGCTTATGCAGTTGGAGCAGTTTCAGAAAAAGTTGGCTCTTCCTTAGAGTCAATAGGAGATGAAGATTCTGTTCTAGGAACAGTTGGAAAGGCTTTGAGCCTTGGTGGAAAAGCAATCACGGGTCTTTTAACATTGGATTTTGACAAGGTGGACGAAGCGTTCCAAGGAATCCATAAAGAAATGTCTAAAAATGCCGGGGATAAATACGAGGGCAATATTGATTACGACACAGAGCAACTTATCAGTGCCTCCGGTGGTTATGGTTGGGTTCTTGATGATGTGAAAAAGAAAATGTCAAAGGCAGGTTTTGACAAAAAAGACATAAAAAGTGTACTCAATCTAGTATGGCATTATGCAGAAAAACAGAATGTCACTCCAAAAGCATTAAGCAAACAGTTGAAGAACATTGATTTTAGCAAGTATGTTAAAAAGAAGAATAATGACAAACTTGTGCAAATGATTGTAAGTCCAGAAGTTGAAAAACAATTCAACAAAGAGTATGGAAAACTTGTTAAGAGTTTTAATGCGAACACCAAAAAACTTGGAATATCTCCTAGTGACTCACAGAAGATTATTAAAGACTTGAAACATTTAGCACAGAGTGGAGAGATTTCTTGGTATCAGTTCAAAAAAGCCATAGATACGAACTACACTTCCGTCACAAACTTAAAGACGGCATTAAAGAATCTTGCAGGAAATCCTACTGCCGACATTCTTGTAAAATACCCAGAGGATAGCAAACAGAATGTTAAAGACGCAAAGAA